TGACGGTGTTGACACCCTTAATAATGTCCGTGGTGGTGAGGTACCCATTGTTATCCGATACGGTGGACTTCTGGGCCTGCGTGGTGCCGCTGCCGGTGGCCATAAGCAGGTAACCGTTGGATACGGGCACGGTCTCCGTAACCACCGCGCCTACGTCCGTGGTCTGCGACATGACGTGTATGAGATTGTCAAATCCGCAGTACATACCGGCGGAGTACTGTACGCCCGTGAACACCGTGCCACAACTCATGTCCACTACGGCGGCGCTGCCTGGCGTTATGCTGGGCGCTCCGGAGCCGATGTTGTGTGCGCCTGTGTACGTCACGTTGAACACACTGACACCGCCGTTGACGTGGGCGTCGATCAGATTGCCAGTAAATGCGTTCGGCGTGTTGATACCGAACTCTGTGCCAGCGGTAGAGAACGTCGTGGGCCCGGTGCCGTCGTTGATGTACACGAGCGGGAAGTTGGTTGTGGCTGTGCCGCCCGTGTAGGGCGCACCCGTAGCATACAGAGCCGATTGTGACGCCGTCCCTGTGTACGACGTGGTGAACGGCTCAGTAGTAGAGACCACCGTACCACTGTCCGTGATGGTGGAGTTAGTGATGAGCATGTTGCCGCTGGATATTACGGCCTTTGGCACCACGTTGGTGGTCAGCGCGGCGGCGCTGTTCAGGAATAGAGCGTCGCCGCCGTTCACGAATCCATGGTAGTTCTTGTTGGTGGTGTCGAAGTCGATAACGCCAGCCGCCGTGGCCGTATTCGTCGTATTACTCGGCACCTTGAACGCCGCCGTGCCGGTTGCAGGGCTGAGGTCCAGGATAGCCGTGGTTGCGGCGGAGATAGTGTGCGTGGAGTACGTAAGGTCAGCCACGCAGCCGAAGGCTCCGCCGTTGTTATACTGGATGGAGTTAGCCGTGCCGGTGCAGGGCGGCGTACCGCCAGAAGGCGCATTGCCTATCGTCGCGGCTTCCCAGTTGGTGCCGTCATACGTGAGTAGGACGTACTTGTTAGCCAGCACGTCGTTAGCAGCCAGCGTGGTGGTGCCCTGCCACTTGGCCACGCTCTTCGCGCCCAGCGAGTTGACGTTCAGTGTCAGTCCGGTGCCAGTATTGGCCGTGGTAGTCGTGTATATGATTTCATCGCCGGCAGCAGGCGTGAACGTCGGCGAAGTATTGCAGACCTGGGCCGTACTAGACGCCGACGTATCGGCGCATACGCGTGGTATGGCTACATCGTGACTGCTCATGATGATGTGACCGGTCAGAGTCTGGTTACCGCTCCAGGTGTTAGTCCCGTTCAGCAGCGGGACGTTGGCACCGCTGGTGCCAGTATTGGCCGCTGCCGCCGTGCCGATCGCGCCCAGGTCTTGCAGGCTCCAGGAGTTGGTGGACTTGAGGAACCCCGTAATGTGCCCGCTTGTAGGCGGGCTGGCTACGGGGAATACAGCCATGAAGTTGTCGGCCGCATTCTGCCACACGTGCCAGTTGAGGTTGGTAGTGTCGTATATCTGCTCACCGTTAGCCGCCGCCGCGCCGCTGGCCGCTATGGGCAGCTTGAACTGCGTAGCTCCACTGGCGTCCGGAGTTCCGGTGAACGCGGGCGAGGCTGAGAATACCAGCTTGGCCGTGCCGGTAGCACCCGTACTAGTAACACCTTCAAACGTCACATGACCGGTTGCGGCCAGCGTACCGGCGAACGAGGCATTGCCGCTGGCGTCCAGGGTGGACGTGGTGCTTGGTGTTTGACTGGCTTGCGAGCCGCCGCCCGTCATGATTGCCGTTGAGGTCAGGCTGGCCGCGCTGGTAACGCAAGTGGCGCAAGCAATCGTGCCCGTCGCGGTAATCGTGCCGCCGGTGATCGGGCCGGTAGTCGCGATGGACGTCACAGTTCCAGTCGAAGGCGGGTTGCCGGGATAGGCCAGTTCCCAGTTGGTGCCGTCGTAGTAGAGCGGAACCTGCTTGTTAGCCAGTACGTCGTTCGCGGCCAGGGTCGTAGTGCCCTGCCACTTAGCCACGCTCTTGACGCCTAGCGAGTTGACGTTTAGGGTAAGGCCCGCGCCGCTGTTAGGCGTCGTGGTGGTGTAGATAATCCAGTCGCCAGCCGCCGGAGTGAACGTGGGCGACGTGCTGCATACTTGCGCCGTACCGGAGCCGGACGAATCGGCGCAGGTTATATTCTGCGCCACGTTATGTCCCGTAGCTCCCGCCAATAAGCCGGACGAGTTAGTGCCCACCAGACCGGCAACCGTTATAGCCGTGTCCGTCACGTTGGCCATGAACGTGCTGCCCGTGGAGCTAACCTTGAACTTGTTACTGTTGTTGACGTAGAAATTCAGGAAGTCCGCCGTGCCGCCGCTGGCTTGATTGATACCGATCTCGGTGCCGCCGCTGGCCCAGCTGGTTACAGCTGTTAGACCCTGACTCAGATACAGGAGTGGCCAGTTGGTTGTGCTGGTGCCGCCTGTGTACGGCGCTCCGGTCATGAACAGCGGTGAGTTACTGGCCGTCCCAGCGGTGCTGATAGTCTCATTGCCGGCGAACGTCTGGCTATTGTTCAGTACGGCCAGCGTGTCGGTAACTGCCGGTACCGTAATAGTGAACTGCGACGCGGCGCTGGCTGGCGTAATGGTGATGCCGCCCGTGGCTGTGGACGACTCCAGAGTCAGAGTGCCCGTAGCGCTGCCCGCCGTGCCAATCGTTACAGCGCTGCTACCGCCAGCGTTGATGTTGATTCCCTCTGTAGACGTGATGGTGCTGGCGGTGGTTACGCCGTCATCCAGGTGACCGCTGGTCAGGGCCGAAGACGAAGACCACAGAGCGTAGTAGTTAGTTGTACCGGAGCCGCTGATGGTGCCCGCTGGCGCGTTGCCGATGGTGTCGACTTCCAGGAATGTGCCGTCGTAAGTCAGGCGAACTGCGCCGCTGGCCTGTAGATCGCCGGCAGCTAGACTGGCCGAGTTCTGCCACTTCTTCAACGTCTTAGCGCCAATGCTGTTGATATTCAGGGTCGCGGAGCCGGAGTTATTCTGATTGATGCCGGTGAATATGAATGTATCGCCGGCAGTTAGTGAGCCCAAGGTGGGCGTAGTAGAGCACGTATACGTGGTGGCTGAGACGGACGTATCGCTGCATTGCAGCGGTAGCGTAACCTGGTGCGGAGTAGCGGCGATGGCTTGTCCGCTGCCATTAGAGCCCAGCACGGCGGCGCTCAGCGGGACGGTAGCTCCATTGATCTGGTCAGCATTGATGACTCCGCCGCCTGTGAATGTCAGTATTCCGGACGTACCTACGGTGAGCGTGTGCGTGGCGTAGGTCAGATCGCCATTGCCCGTCGTAGTACCCTGCCCGCCGCCAGACCCGAATACCGCCGCGCCAGAAGTAAGTGCCGCTGACGAGGTAACGCACGTGGCGCAGGCGATGGTACCCGTGGCTGTGATGGGTCCGCCCGTGATAGGTCCAGTGGTGGCGATGGAAGTTACGGTGCCCGTAGCCGGAGCGCCCAGGTCTTGCAGGCTCCAGGAGTTAGTACTCTTCAGGAATCCAGCCACGTGACCGCTGGTTGGCGGCGACGCAACGGGGAACATGGCTACGAAGCTGGCCGCGCCGTTGTCCCAAGCCTGCCAGTTAAGATTCGTGGTGTCGTAACCTACTTCGCCGTTGGCTAACGGAGCGAAGCCGCCCAGTACGGGCAGCTTGAACTGTGTCGCGCCGCTGGCGTCCACAGTACCCGTGAATGCTGGACCGATGGAGAACGCCAGCTTGCCGGTGCCCGTGGCTCCGGTGCTTGTTACGCCCTCCAGGGTAACGTGCCCGCTCGCGCCTAGCGTGCCGGCGAAGAAGGCGTTGCCGCTGGCATCCAGCGTGGAAGTAGCTGACGGCGTTTGGCTGGCCTGCGAGCCTCCGCCCGTCATGAATGCCGTTGAGGTCAGGCTGGCCGCGCTAGTAACGCACGTGGCGCAGGCAATCGTACCACTGGCCGTGATTGTTCCGCCCGTTATGGGCCCGGTGGTGGCGATAGACGTGACCGTGCCGCCTCCGCCGCCTCCACCCGATCCGCAGGCTGACCCAGTATTGCTGATCACGCCCGCCGTGTCAATCTGTAGGCAGTTATGCCCTGACGCGGCGGCACTGCCTACGTCTGTGATGGCCTGGAACAGAGCCGCACCACTGGTAGCATTGATAGAAGCTGTCGCCGACAAAGCAGGATTGTAATACACCGTGTTAGCCGCCACGATCTGCTGCATCAATACGCCGGAGCCGTTATCCTCCCATGCGTAGGTCAGTGTCGGCGTACCACCGTTGTACGATACTATCTGTATGAAGTCGTTTCCAGGCGCCAACGCGGCGGTTTCATTAAACTCAAAACCCTTAGTACTGGTGTTCAGCGTAGAGAATATACCAGCAGTATTGGCCACGCCAGCACTATTGATGTTGGCCCCACTAGGACTGACAGTGAATCTGTTGTTACCGACAGCCAGATAAGAACCGCAAGGCGAAGTAGTAGATATGCCAACACTGACTATACTGCCGCAGCCCACGATGTTGTTGGCCGGATTAATGGTGAGCGCCGCTGTGGTTCCGTAAGTCATCAGTTGGAGACCAGCATAGTTGTCTGCATTCTGCCGGTCGTATCGTATCATATTCTGCGTGGTGCCGTTGGAGTCTACGTACGTCCAGCCGGACTGAATGCTGCCAAACGTGTTACTACCAGAAGTACAGGTGCTGGCCGTGGTTCCATTGCAGGCCGTGAAGTCGGCGAACGACGCAGAACGGCCGAAGCCAGAGAACGTCCCATTGCTATTTCCGAATATTAGGTAGTTAGGTGCTCCATTGGGCTGATTACTTGGCTGAACATTGATAATCTTGTTGATATTGCCTGACGCTGCGATGACGTAGCCGACGCCTGGACCGTTCACAGGCTCCCGGTTAGAGAACGCAAATCCGCCACCGCTGTATTGTAAGCCTTCATTCCTGTATATCTGGATCTCCATAGCTTCGTACGTTTCATTGTACGATTCCATCTCGACAAGAGTCTGGCCATTGCTGACGTAAGTGTCGTCGGACGCTAGGATCTGATTGTTCTGCACATCGACGTTAGTGGCCCAGGTACCTTCAAAGATAGTGAACGTGCCGCTGGAGCCCCAGAAGCCAGTAGACCACTGCTGACCAGATTGTATGCCCGTGTTAAGTACGTTGACGAATACGCAAGGTGCGGCGTGCCCGCTGGGGCAGGTGCCCACGGTCTGGATAGAAGTAACGGGGAATGTTATGTATGAATCATGCGCCGCAGGACTGATGAGCGTGCCAGTGTTGGTGGGATTCGGAATGGAGAAGAATACGTTAGCCGAGCTAACCACGTAGTAGATGCTTGCCGGACCTGCAATGGTGGGCCCACCCGTGACGGAACCGGACCCGGAATTGGCTACGCCGTTATACGTGATTGTGTTGGTTCCAGTAACTGTTACTATACCGGCTGCGGTATTACAGGTGGACGGCGTGGCTCCGGTGATGACTACTTGCTCCTGCACCTGGAAGCCCGTCTGTATCCCAGTTCCGGTAAGAGTGCAGGTCGTGGAAGTGTAAGTGCCGCCAGCGGCTACCGTGGACGTAGGCGCGTAGCCTGAGAAGTAGATATTAGGCGTGACGCCTGCAAGACTGCCCGCGCCCACAGTGAGATCTAGCTCCATCGTGGCAACGCCCGTAACTGGAAATACCGGAGTGTTTACTGACCAGGTGCCGGTAGCTGCGCCGTTGCCGCCATTCCAGATAACGTACGGGTGGTGTTCGCCAAGGTTGGCTTCGTTTACGGTAGATCCAGCCGCACCGTTGAACGCTACGGTGGCTGGCGTGGGCGTGCCGGCTCCAGGCGTTACGGCGGTAACTACGAACGACGCAATTCCTTCGTCGGTAGTGGTGGACTGTAAACCCATGGACCGGAATTGCGCTTTGTAACCCTCTGACATCTCGTAGCCCGGCCCGCCGTAGCCGCCCGCTTCGACGATGTTGGAATTGACACCGATGGTCTCACCATCGACTGTCGACCAGGAATTAGATACAAGGTTGAACTTCTGCGCAGCAGTACGATAGGCACCCTCTACATGCAGATTCTCTGCATTGGATTTGACAAGTGTGGCGGCCCCAGTGCTGACGTTAGGGAATACGCCGTATGTGCCACCCTGCTCACTATGCTCGTAGAACATGTGATTCAGGGTTTCGTTGAACGACTGATTGCTGGTCTGTATGGTGTCTGTATGCGCAGTAACCGTACCGGCTAAGTAATTGGCGTACACCGTGGCGGCCGGATTGTATAGACTACCGGCAAACGGTATGGTGTTAGGCCGCATGTCCTCCACGTATTCCTTGGAAGAGAAGGCGGCGGACGGAGCCCCGATGGCCTGCGTAGGATCAATCCACAAGACGCAGCTGGCGCTGCTACCGCCTTCGCAGGCGGTAATCCAGGAATTGTATTTGTTGGTTACGGAGGCTCCGGTCTGCGAGGCTAGATTAGCCTGGAAGTTCAGAGACTGGAACGTGCTGTTACTATTACCAGGCGTGTACGTACCAGCGCCAGTGCCGTTGAACGTACCGGAGTTGTTGAACTGGTACGACAGCGTGGGTCCGCCCGGTGATCCAGCGCCCGCGCCGCCGGTCTCAAACCAGCCGCCGGAGCCGCACGAATAGGCGATGTTGCCAGCCTTATCAGTGTACGGCATCCCGTAGGAGTAAAACGACAGCGACACGCTAGGTCCAGACGCCGTAGCGTTGTTGCTAAGCGTGACGGTGCTGGCGTGCGTGTTGACGGCAGTGACGGTGGTGCTGGCTGGGATGCCGGTGCCGACTACGGTCTGATTGACGGCTACGCCATTGAGGCTGCTCAGTACTACGGAGCTAGTGCCGATAGTGACCACGCCCGTGGTGGTGGTTGGACAGTAGGTGGTCGGCACGCCGGAGCCCGATATCTGCGGCCAGTTGATCTGCGAACTTGGATTTATCTGAGTCTGCGCTTGCAGTCCAAGCACCGCGCTGATAGCCAGCAGTGCGCTAACGAAGATAGACCGCATATAGCGTATCTCCCGATGAAGGCGTGAAGTTGGTCGTTATGGTGTTACTGGCTATGGTGTAGTCCACGCCAGGAACCTGGAACACTCCATTCCAGTAGAAACCGAACAGCAAAGCCGGTGGATATGTTAGGAAGAACGTATTACCTGGAATGGTGCCGGTAGCGGCCTCCTTCACGAATACAGGAGTCAGCAGGCCAGCGATATTACCGACGACCAGGTTCTGTACCCAAAGTCCGGGGACTTCGAACTCTCCGCCGAATATCAGGTCAAGCAGATTCCAGTTGTAATTCGTAGGAACTTGCCAGTTAGCCTGATTGAAGGCTGGGACCTGGAGGCCGATATTGGGCGTGGTGGTTTCGCTGGCCATGTCAGTTACCTACCGCGATGTAGCTAGCCTGGACTCCAGATCCATTGTTGCTCATCACACCGCCAGTCGAGTTGAACGACTTGATGAAAGTTATTCGGTCCGTGCCGCCGTAGGTGCCCGGCACCACAACGAAGCAGGCGTTCGGAAACGCCAGCGGGAAGCTGAACGACGTAGGGTTGTCGCTACCTGAACTACCAGGCATCGGCACGATGCCCCACTGTAGCACCACGCCGCCCAGCCAAGTGGGTAGTTGCAGGTAGCCCGTGGACCCCAGTGATACGGCGAATCCGAATTTGGCCCAGCCGGTGGTGACCACCTTGGTGGAGTTGTCGCCAGACGACACTGTAGGCGCGGTCAGCGACGTAGCTACTTCGCAAGTGTTAGTCGCCACGTCGGTGAACGCGCCAGTAGATGGCGTCACCGAACCGATAGCCACGCCGTTCAGCCCATTCACTGAGAAAGCCGGGCCCAGGGCTTGCAGCTTATCAGCCGCATTGACTTTGAACAGCTGGCCGCTGACCACGTTAGGCGAAGGATCAGGCTGTATTCCGCCTACTACCGCGCTGGAGAACGTGACCGTGTGCCCGCCCGTTCCGTCCTGCGCGAAGAACAGCGCGATGACGTCGCCCGGTGCCTGGCCCGTAATACTCAGCGTGGTGTTGCCGGTCAGACTTACTTCAAAGCCACCATACAGTCCGGCGTTAAGCGCCACGATGGCCGACCAAGGCACGCTCTGTAGCCCGGTAGGAATGTCGGCCACAGTAAGTACGTTAGCCAGCACGGCGGTCAGCGTGGCCAAGTTGGCATCGCTGACTACGTAGCCCTTGTTGGCCATCATCTGAGCAAACGCCGCGTTCATGGTGCTGGCTTGATACAGCGTCTTGTTGGCTGACTTGCTAGGCCAGATAGCGTCGACGCCCGCGCCGCCAGTACGCGTAGCGTCAGTAGTATACTGCGTGTCCGTGTCCTGGTTGGCCTTAGTCGGATTGAACTGCTGGAAGTTGGTGGATCCTGGCACTAGAGGCCTCCGGTGGAAGAACTAAGTGCGCGGCTCATGACCACATACCCACGTCGAAGCCTGCGATGAATGCGTTGTCCAGATCGAATCCGAACGCGGGCAGGTCGCCCAAGTCGAACGAGTATTCCACACCTTCCGGGCGCGGAACGATAAGTCCATTACGAACTACGCCGGACGTAGCTCCGTTAACAGCGAAGCCCGCGATCATGTCGATCAGAACGCTGGACGGCAGCCCGCCAATGAACAGCGTGGCGGTCATGTTTTGATTGTCAGCTATGACTATGCTGACTGTGGGAAACAACGTAGCCCAGATGGCGTAAAGACTACCTATGGTACCGTCCCATTGATTCTGCGCGATCTTGGCTTTGATGTAGATACGGTAACTGTCGTCGTCCAGCACAGGGCTAACGCCGAAGCTAGGCTGGAACGGCAACGTGCGACCCGCTCCGGCGATCTGGCCAAGTAGGTCAAGCTGACCGCCCACGGCGCTATCCAGGTCCAGGGCGGTGTCCATCTTGACCAGGCACTGGCTGACGTCGTCGAACTTCTTCAGCAGTAAGTAGAGAAGCGCCCGCAACTTGGGCGACTTAGTTTGATACTGTGACGTGAGTAGCGCCTGGTAGTACCCGATGGGCAGGGTCTCGATGGGCTGGTTGCCGTAGCCGCCCGCGCCGTAGCCCTGCGTGCCGTAGTACGGATTCATACAGTCACCACGGCTACGTCTGCCGTAACGCCCTGCGCCACGTCGTAGTAGTTTGGCATGGGTACGTCCACCGTACCCAGCGTGGAGAACGCCACACCTACACCGGAAGCCGACGCGGTAGCGTTGGCCGACATGGTGACCGTAAGGCCGGAAGGTGCGCCGGAAACTGTGGTCCCAGCCGGGATGCCAGCGCCTACGATGAGCTGACCATTGACGATGCCCGTAGCCGAAGCCACCGTGATGGTGTTAGTGCCCATGACCGTGGTGGCCGTAGTTACTGCTGTCCTGACGCCAATCTGAAGCGACTGAACGCCGAAGCTGGGCTGGCTCAAGGCTGCGTTAAGCGCCATGGCCTCGTAGCTGATGGCCGCGATAGAGACCGTCTCGCCTATCTGTAGCTCATTGAGGTACGCCACTATGGCGGCCTGGATAGCCGCCAACGTTGTAGCCGTAGGCGTGCCGCTATACCCATGCACAGCGATGAGTACGAATATCGGCACGTAGGTTGGCCGGTAGAAACTGATAGTCTCGTTGAACCCAGTTGTGGGATCCGTCACGACTACGGACGTGGTACCGTTGGTGAAGCACCCAATGGTCTTCTTCTCGTAGATGGAAAGCGCGATGGCCGCGCTGGAGCCGCCCTCCACTACCATGCTTATGGAGTGCGCTGGATTACCCCAGCTATCAGTTACGCCAGTCGGATTCTCGATCGAAGTGCCTGGACCGCCCGACGTAGGGTAACCGGGCGCTACGCGCGTCACGCCGACAATGGCCAATATGGCGGCGATGGTGGAAGATGTGGGCGTCACGCCCGGTAGCGCCACAGATATAGACTGACGGGCGCGCAACTGAGAGTCGGTCTCCACCGGGTCGCCGGCAATGGCGGCTGCTGCGTTTGTAACGCTGGTCCAACCATTGACTGGCGTAGATATGATGCTGATCGAGCCAGGATTCGCAGCTACGTTGCCGGGCGTGGTGCAGGTTCCGATGACGTTGACGTTGCCGCCGCCCGGTATGGTCACGCCGGAAGGCAGCGCCCACAAGTTGCCGTTAGTATCCTGCGCGAATCCGTCAGAGATGTTGGTGCCCGGTGCGCCCGTGACGGTGAGTAGTGCCGTGGAATACGTGAACGGGGCGCGAGCCAGCCCGTTCATCTTCACGGCGCGGTCCAGACCAGCGCCTACCGCCGTTTGCGGTGAGCTCTGATTGTACGCCAGCTGTAGCGCGGCGTTGCAGTCAGACTGCTTCAAAGAAAGAATGGACAGCAACTGGTAAATAGCTGAGTCGGGACCGACGTACTGATTGGGTCCGAAGATGTTTAGATATCCCTGGATGTTGTCCGCCAGTATGGATGGATACGACGGAACCACCAGCCCAGCTGGGCCAATGGACGGCGGCGCGTACGGCGGAGTTGACATAGCTTAGACACCCAGACTCGCCGAATCTCCCGGCGCATTAGATACCGTGACAACACCGAACACGGTCTGTACGTTTGTAGCCGTGAATGTGAACCTGCCGCCTTCAAAGCTGATGACTACGCTGCCACCCGATGTGACGTACGGCGTGTTCTCAATCACGGTCTGTATGGCCAACTGGATGGCGGTCTGCACACGCTGCGACCCTAGCTGGCCCAGCATGGACTGGAATACCGGCAGCCCGATGTTGAGATTCTCCCACCATTCGCCCAGGAATAACTTGAGCCTGGTAAGAATAGCCTGCGCTACGGCGTTGGTCCCGGTCAGCGTGGCGGTGACGTCGAAGACCGGGTCACACTCAGGATCCAGTAGCAAGTAAGAGATGGACGCCATCATTGCCCCATTAGAACGGTGGTCTCAGGATTAGTGGGCGGCGAAGGAGCCGAGCTGACGTACTGCACCGACGGCATGTAAGTGTCGATGAACCACTGATAGAAGTTGTCGTTGACCAACGCCAGCGCCGTACCGCCGTTGTCGGCGCTGATTGCCGGCGACTTGACGTGTACCGTGTCCGGCGCTGTGACGTTGACCTCAGTCGCGGTAACTTCGATTACAGTGTTGCCGTCATCAGACCGTATTTGCAGCGAGTCGGTTGCGTAGTCAGTCAGTACGTTAGGCTGACTGTACATACCGGGTAGGAATCCGCAGTCATGTACCCAGTGCCGCCGTATTTCATTCTGAGTCTGCGACCCACTAGCCGAATCCGCGTTGGCGGCCTTGGGCGCGTTATTCTGACCGTTGGCCCACCAGAAGTCAATGCAGGCGTCGCAGAATATCAGCAGCCCTTCGTCGCCCTTCTTTATGGGGATGGTTATGCTGAATCCGCCGCCGCGTGGGATCACGATGGGTACTTTGATAATGGGCGGAACGTCCCACCACTGTGGGCCGGTCTTAGTTCTGACCTGCTCCTGGATGGCTATCTGTACCGTGACGGTCTGCGTAACCGGGTCCAGGTCCTCAGTAACGAATGCCGGGATGGCTACACGAGCTTCAGTCATGGCCTGACGGACTATCTGCCGCCACTGCTCAGACTCAGCCCAGTTAACTTGCGACGGTGTAAGGGCCAGGAGCGGATTTGGTCCAGATGAAGTGGCCATGTTATTGTCCCGCTCCTAGCAAGTTAAGCTGCATCTGCGCGTACGCCGTACTCCAGCCGGTAACTTCCGTCTGCCAATCATTGCCACGTGTGTCGCCGGTGTGCCGGATCTGCCCGACGAAGAACGTCAGGTCGGACGTTAGCGCAGTAGGTAGATCTGAGTTGACGCTAGGCGTGCGCGACAGCTGGTTGATCTGCGTCCTTTGTAGCTGCACCAACAACGGCGGCAGTTGGACCTTCAGACGTGGGTCTAGCAGTACAGTGAATACGACGCCCTGCTGAATCTGCGCCGGAGTTCCAATGATGCTCTCCGTCACGTTGGGACTTAGGCCCAGCTGCGCGGTAGTGTAACCGGGCGGGAACGGCGGCGAGTAGATTAAATCCGGCGTTCGATTGCCGGTGTCTATCTCGGATATGTAAGCCTGCTGCCCGTCC